GGAGGGGCAGTGAGAGTTCTGCTCAAAGAAAAGAATCTCCTTTGAGGTTCTCTCCTGCTTTGATTCAAGTTTAACACGAATGTCACGTACCTTCTTGTACTGTACATCTAGCGCATCTAGTTTTTTAGTACAGTCACCAATCGCTTCCATCCGTGCGGTAACAATACCACATTCGGATTGGATGACCAGCATACGGTCCTCATTCTCCTTGAATTGTTCGGTCAATACCCCAATGCGCTCGTCATTGACCACTGTCAAAGCATCCAGTGTTTTACGTTGACTCTTGATACGTTCTTCAGCGATCTGAAGTTCGTACTGACAGTCACGCAATGCCTCATTGTTATCCTTCACACGCTCCTTGAGGAGCATATTCATATGTGAGAAGACTTGAATATCGAGTAGATCTTCAATAACTTCTCTTCTATGAGCAGCAGACAACTGCATAAAAGGAACAAAGTTTGAACTCCCAAGAATAACAACTTGAGTGAAACTCTTGAAGTTAAGTTTGAGAATACTCTGTTCCAGGTATTTCTGGTAATCGCGGTTTGCTGCATCTTGATCAATTAGACTTCCTTGACGATAGATTTCAAAGATACCTGGTTTGATACCACGTACCACTTTGTAATCTACTACGCCAATTTTGAATTCGATCTCAACGACACAATCCTTTTCATTGATAGTGTTCACCAGTTGTGGTTTGGTGATCTTACGGAAAGGTTTGTTGAACAGACCAAAGCAGAGTGCGTCTAACAACGTACTCTTACCAGCACCGTTAGATCCCACGATCAAAGTAGATCGCGAATCAACCAAATTTAATTCAGTAAATGTATTACCAGTAGACAGAAAGTTTTTCCAACGAATCTTCTGGAAATGAATCATAACGGGGGGATAACAAAGTCATTCGGAGAGATTACCGAATAAGCATAACCGTGGTTAACACAGTTTTCTTTCACGAGGTCTTCTTCGACCTCAGCAATCTCAAGTTTTCTGGAGAACTTATCGCTTTCCTCCAGCATCATATGATACCGCACTGCGTCGTCTCTGTCAACAAAAATTTGCACCACTTTCTCTTCGCGAGTTTCATCTTGTACCGCGTAGACACCACCAGTGCGACAGTCGAGCAGGATATACATTAGATGTTTAGTGCTTCTAGATAAAGGGACTTGATAATACTAACAACATTCTTTTTGTCAATGCTGTCTTCAAGATCGTTGACATAGTTTTCCAAGATGGTCACTGTGTCTTCAGTCTTGATCGACTCATCAACTTCTTCCAGTTCCAGATTCACATCTTCAATAATCTTCAGATCTGCAACACCAACGTCTTGAAGATATTTGACGTATCGGTCAAACCAAATCTGATTGGTTCTGTTTTCTACGACGAGTTTTACGTACGATCCTTTGAGATTTGAATGGTCAGGGATCTCACTATAATCATAAGTGACATCATCGTAATAAATCTTGGAGAAGATGTCGAATGGATTCTTTACAAAAGTCAACTTGAGAGTATCTGTATTTAGTACGTGAAACCCTCTACGTTGACCGTAATCATTCCAGTACAACTGGTACGGATTACCGAGGTAGTTGATGTTACCCTTGCGGGATTTCATATGAAAGTGACCAGAACAAGTCAGGTCAAACTTATCGTAGACTGCGGGGTCATCCCCGTGTTCCATACGAACTCCAGGTAGTGCTTCAAAACCAGTAAGTTCAAGATGCCCCAGGCAGACAGTAGCAGAAGTCTGCTCAATTTTTCGCTCCGTGACTCCTCTATTGTCATCGCATATCCAAGGCAAAAGGAGAATATCGCGATCATCGAAGCGTAGTTCAGTAGGAGAACTAATAATTGTAATGTTGTCATACCCTTCTAGGAGTGACTCTGGTGCATTGATCTTTACAGTGTTCTTGTAATAGATGTCGTGATTGCCAAGAATCATCCACATATGCACGCCCTCATCGCGGAGAGGGTCAAACCACATTTCACGTGCGGCATCAAGAGAATGGAAGTTGATTGCCTTTCTCTTATCAAAGGTGTCACCTAAACAGATAACATTCTTGATCTTGTTCTTACGAATATAGGGTAATACAGTTTCGCTGTAGAACTGCCTATATTTGTCTATGAATACTTGGTTGTCATTACGTACGCCGAAGTGTTGATCGGTAATCAGAAGGATCTTCAAAGTTTACCCCCAACAACACCAGAGTTTACAACCTTACTAACTTCATCGAGAGTACCATCTTGCAGACACTTGAGATGCCATCGAGACATAGTAATGACTCCATCTTCGGTAGCACCTGTCAAGAAATGATGTCCAAGAGGTTCCTTCAGAACGCTGGTGAAGAGACCGAATCGCGTCTTCTTAATGTAGAAAGCATCATCGATCCAAACAACATCCTCAGGGATGTCTTTCTCAACCGTTGGATTCGGACCCAGACTGGTCGCCAACGTTGTCTTCTTGGTCTTGGTCTCCGTTTTCTGCATTTTGTTTGTTGAATCCAAATGGTCCTACCTTTGACTTTACACGTTCTTTCATCACTTGTCCAGAGAGTGCTTCCATAACTTTAAGTACGTCCTCTGCTTTAGCACCTAGTCGAAGACGCTCTTGCACGAAATCGTATTTCTGGAAGAACTCATCGGAGACTAACTTGTAGTCATCAACTGTAATTGGTTCGTCTTTCATAATCAATACCTGTTGTTCATTTCAATACGGGACTTGATACCATTATAAGTGGCAGAATCAGAACTATCGTCTGTGTGAAAGACCTGATCGAAACCAGACTTCTCAACAATCTTTTCACGAATTGCTTGTTGACGTTTCTCTTTGGCAATCCGTCTCAGGAATGCGTAGTAGACAATCTGTGTGAAGTATGCAAAAGGATTGCGAGACTTCTCTGGATTGAAGTTGTCAATATACTGAACGCAATTCTCATACCCATCGGCAATCATATCATCCTTGTACATATAGTTGATGAAGTTGGGACGATATGAAAGGTGGGTTGCAATCTTGAGGAAGCACTCACCAAGGTACTCATCGATCCGTGGTTTCGGATCTCCTGCATCTGCAGCGCGTTGAACTCTTGCTTTGTATTGGATCAGTGTCTCCAAGAACTTGGCATTGTCAACGTAATGTTGGTTCTTTGGTTTCTTTGCCATCAAGATTCCCATTAGTTTACGTTGTATTCATAACAAATAGTTTACAGTATGACTGGTTTTCCGTCAAGGGCTTGACACACTGCTAATAACTAATTATACTCAACACTGTCAGGGTTGATCAGATACTTATAGCTTAATTATTAAATAAGTCTTCTAACTTAGATCTAACTTGATCTACTTTACCTAAGAGACCCATTGATTCATTGACCTCAACAGAGCTCTCATTAGAATCAATCTCTTCGTGATCAAACTCTTGACGTACGAACATTCTGTACATCATCTTTGCTTCTGCCGACTGGGGCGCGATGCTGATGACTTGCTGTTCGGGAATAATATAAAAGTCTTCATCAGAGAAGACCATCCACTTTTTAAGTGCAACGATCTGAGCAGACTTACCTTCAATAGTCTTCTCTGTATGATGTACCTTTGCAGGATTAGATACAAAGACCACCTCTTGATTGGCAGTGTCTTCTACAACCAACATCCGAGCGAGAACTTCAGAACCGTCAGTTAACTTGACAGTTCCCAAGAACTCTTCATCGTGTCTTATGTAACTAAGTGCCATTTAATCCTTACCTTTAAGATTGATTTCTGTGATGGAATAATCGAACTTCTCTTCCTTGTACGTTCTTAGTCTAAAGACCAGATGGTTCAAGGTTGCATTACGATGATGGTTGTTACTTATGTCATCAGCGAAGTCATAAAGATAAGCACGTGCTTTAGAGTCGTGCTTTCTAAGAACTCTTCCAATAGATTGGAGGTTACGAATTCTTGATTTGGAAGGAGATGCAAAAATTACATTATGTAGATTCTTGATATTGATACCAGTTGAGAACGTACCGTAAGAGGCAAGTACAATGGCATCATCTGCAGACTCGCAGATCTGGCGAACTCTTTCTCTCTCCTCAGTGTCAATACCACCGTGAACAAAGAAAAGTTGCTTGCCTTCCTTTTTATTATTTAGCAGTTCCCAAAGAGGGTCTCCGTGACGCTCGATAT